CAGGCGGAGAGAGCGCTCTAAGCCCGTCGAGGAGATCCTCGCCGTCATCGGGCGGAAGCGTCCGAAGCGACCCGAGGCGACCGGGCAGCCCGGCCCGTCCTACGTCGTCGCCGCCGGAGACCTCCAACTCGGGAAGCCCGACGGCGACGGGACGGAGGGCACGGTCGAGCGGTTCCTCGAGAAGACGGACCTAGCGGTCGCCCGGCTCAAGGACCTCCGCCGGATCGGGCGCTCGATCGACGAGATCACGCTCCCCTGGCTCGGCGACTGCGTCGAGGGACTCGTCTCCCAGGGCGGGGCTCTCGCGGCAGCGGGTCGCCTCGACCTCTCGATGAGCGAGCAACTCCGCGTGTACCGCCGCCTCATGCTCCACCAGATCCAGACCTTCGCTCCGCTCGCCGCGCGGATCGTCGTCCCGGTCGTGCCGGGCAATCACGACGAGGTCGAGCGGGCCGGGAAGGTCGTCCGCCGATACGACGACTCCTGGGCCGTCGAGGGGGCGGCGGCGGTCGCCGACGCGCTCCGCCTCGCCTCCGGGTTCGACCACGTTCACTTCGTCTTCCCCGGTCGCGACGAGTTGACGATCACGCTCGACGTCGCCGGGACCCCGATCGGGTTCGCGCACGGTCACCAGTTCGGGCGCGACCCCGTCAAGTGGTGGGCGGGGCAGGCGCACGGGATGCAGCCGATCGGATCCGCGACCCTGCTCCTCGCCGCACACCTTCACCACCTTCGCGTCGAACAGACAGGCGCAAAGTCATTCATTCAGATACCAGCGCTCGACGGAGGGAGTACGTGGTGGAGGCACAAGACCGGGCAGGACGCGCCAGCCGGGATGGTCACGCTTACCGTGGGGTCCGGGTCCTGGAGCGATCTAGCAGTCCTGTGAGCCTCGACCCGTCCGACCTCGCCGCCTACGCCGCGAGCCTCGTCTCCGGCGACCGCAACGACGATTACGGGCACCCGCTCGACGACTTCGACCGGGCCGCGAAGATCTGGACGGCGATCCTCGGAGTCGAGGTCTCCGCCGAGCAGGTCTCGCTCTGCATGGTCGGCGTCAAGATCGCGCGAGAGGTTCACCGCCACAAGGTCGACAACGCGGTCGACGGGATCGGCTACTGGCTGACCTACGCGATGTGCCTCGACGAGCGAGCGCGACGCGAGCGGAACGTGACGGGCGAGGGAGCATGAATCGCGTGAGGTGGATCGACCGCCTAACGCAGCGCACCGTCGTCGTCCACATGACGCACGGGGCGAGCGTCCGAGGCGTCCTAGTCGGGACGTACCGGGACTGTCTCGTCCTAGGCCATGCGGCGTACCTCGGGGCGGAGGCGATCGAGAAGGTCGACGGCGAGGTCATCGTCCCGCGCGAGCGGGTCGCGTGGATGCAGACGTTGGAGGGCGCGTGACGGTCATCGTCTCAGGCGGCAAGGCTCGCGCGGTCAAAGCGTACCCGGGGCCGCTCTCTCTCCCGACGATCGCCGGACCCTCGGCGGGCTTCGTCCCCCTCCTCCGTGGCGACGGACTCGCGGGCACGTATGAGGCGATCTACCGGACGCAGCCGATCGTCTTCTCCGTCATCAACAAACTCGTCTATGGCATCGCCCGGAACCGGATGGTGGTCGACGGTCTCGACGAGACCGGGCAGTCCGTCCGCGAGACCGGGACGTCGCTCGAGCGTCTGATCAAGTCTCCGTTCCCGCGCGGCTCCGAGTTCGCCCTGACCTCGCACATCGGCTGGTCGGCGATGGTTCACGGCAACGCGCTCCTCCTCAAGTACCGTCCCGCGCCCGGCGCTGCCCCGACGGAACTCTGGCCCGTCCCCTGGCGGAACGTCCAGACGATCTCCGATGAGCGCGGCGTCTCGCTCTACGCCATCACGATCGGGACGGAGACCTCCGCGATCGGGCCGGAGGACGTCATCCACATCGCGCTCCCCGGCGGTCCCCCGATGGAGGCGCTCCGTCGGACCGTCGCGCTCGAGGACGCCGCCGCTACCTGGCAGGGCGAGTCCCTCCGGAACGGCGTCACGCCGCGCGGCGCGTTCACTTCTGAATCCCGCCTCAATGAGTCCGTGATCCCTCGGCTCCGCGATGAGTTGACGAAACTCTACGCCGGACCGGAGAACGGGGGCCGCGTCGCGATCCTCGAGGGCGGACTCAAGTGGCAGCAGATCGGACTCTCCGCCGCCGACGCGCAACTCATCGACCAGCGACGGTTCTCCCGCGAGGAAGTCTCCGCCGCGTTCGACGTACCCCTGACCCTGCTCGGGCTCTCCGGCGCGGGTCAGGGCTTCTCGGCGTACACGAACGTTGCCGAGTTCCGTCGCGCTCTCTATGACGCGATTGCCGCCCGCCTCGTCCTCCTCGAGGACACGATCAACGCGCACCTCGTCACGGGCGAGCCGGAGTGGGACGGGCTCTCGATCCGCTTCGATACGACGGAACTCCTCCGCCCGGATCCCGAGGCTCGCGCCCGTATGCACATGCTGACGCAGCAGGCGTCGACGACGACCATCAACGAACGCCGCGCGATCGAAGGACTCCCGAGGATCGAGGACCCGGTCGCGGACACAGTCTTCATGCCCGTGAACATGCTGCCAGTCGGACAGTCCCCTATCGAGGGAGGCGGAGACGCGGCAGGAACCCCCGCGCAGGGTCTCGCAGATCGCGTCGTGACGCAGGCTCTCCTGGGTGACGACGAGGAGAGGATCGAGCCGTGAAGTTGGAGACCAAGACCGTCGCAGCGAAGGTGACGGAGGCTAAGGCTGACGGCACCGCTACCGCTCTCGTCTCCGTCTTCGGCAACGTCGACCTCGGCGGCGACCGCGTCCTCCCGGGCGCGTTCACCCGCTCGCTCGAGGAGTGGAAGGCGAAGGGCGACCCGATCCCCGTGATCTGGTCGCACGACTGGGACAACCCCGAGTCCTTCGTCGGCTGGGCCGACCCCGCCGAGATCCGCGAGACGGAGGCCGGGCTCGAGGTCCCGATGAAGTTCGACCTCGACCGTCCCCGCGCCGAGCAGGTCCACCACCTCCTCAAGACGCGACGCGTCACACAGTTCTCCTTCGGCTACTTCGTCCGCGCGTTCCAAGACGTCGACGATCCCGACTACGGGACCGTCCGCGAACTCGCCGACGTCGATCTCTTCGAGGTCGGCCCGACTCTCCTCGGCATGAACCCGGAGACGGAACTCCTACAGGCGGCGTCCGCGATCCGCGCCCTCAAGGGCCGCGCTATGTCTCAGAAGAATGAGACCCGCGTCCGGACCGCGTATGAGGCGCTGCGCGAGGTCGTCGAGTCTCTGCCGACTCCGGAGGAGCCGAAGGCGACCGCTCCCTCGAGCAAGGCAGCCGCCGAGGTCAAGGCGGTCGAGGTCCCGGCCTACGTCTCCGAGAACGCGGCACGCGGACTCGCATACCTCGAGGAAGGCTACGGCGGCGACGGACTCGTCGAGCAGACCATCCGGGATGCCCGGGATATGGTCTCCGGCGAGATCCGCGACGAGAAGGTCCGCCTGATGGGTCCGTGGATCGCGCGGCATATCGTCGACCTCGACGCCCCGCAGAACTCGAACCCCGACGCGGACGGATACCCCGGCCCCGGTCTCGTCGCGATGCTCCTCTGGGGCGCTGGCCCCGACGTCGAGGGAGCCCGCCGGACTCAGGAGTGGGCGGAGCAGACCGCCGCCCGCCTCGAGGACGAGGAGACCGCCTCGCGGCTCGACCGCATGGGCGAGAAGGCGACCGCCGAGGAAGCGGTCGAGGGGGCCTTCGTTGGCTGGACGGACGGCGATGACGCATACGTCGGACGCATCGAGCATGTGATGACGGAGGGCAGGCTCGGCGTCGAGGGATCCCCGAACTCGATCGAGGCGACGCCGGACGACCCCGCGATCCTCGTCCGACTCTTCGAGGACGGGCTCGAGACGGAGGAACTCCGAGGCGCTCGCGCGTCTGACGTCGAGGTAGTTCCCGACCCGCGCCAGCCCGCTCCGGAGGGCGCGAGCGCGACCACAGACTCGCCCGCAGAAGCGGGTGACACGCAGGGCACCATCCCAAGTGAGCACATCCTCGCGCTGCTCACGCGACCTCGAAACACGGAGGAATGACAATGGCCGACCTCACAGGTCAGGCTCGCGCACTCGCTGCCGCGATCGACGCTAAGAAGACTGAGGCGGCAACCGCGTGGGCAGAGTTCGACGGGCTTCGCAAGAGTGCCGTCTCAGAGGGCGTCGACTTCGCCGCCAACACCGAGGCGTTCGACAAGTTGGACGCCGCATCCAAGCAGTACGACACCGTCCGCGACGAGATCGCGGCTCTCGAGAGCAAGCGTGCCCGCCTGCTCGAGATCGCTACCTTCGAGGGCAAGGGCATCGACGCCCCCCGCGAGGAGCGCAAGGCTCGCACCTTCGGCGCTGCGTTCACGCAGTCCGAGGCTTACCAGCAGATGAAGGCTCGCGCTGGCATGGGCGACAACATTCCGCTGGGCACCACCGACGGCGTCAAGGTCATGGACCGCGAGCAGGTCAAGACCCTCGTCTCCGTGACCGTCTCTAACGGCACCGCTCCGCTGAACGGTGTCCCCGAGGAGGATCGCACCTCGCTCATCGTGGCGAAGCCCCTCGCCGGGCTCGACTTCCTCAACGTCATCGCGACCGCTACCACAGACAGCGACGTCGTCGAGTGGCTCGAGGAGACGACCTACACGAACAACGCCGCCGAGACCGCTGAGTACACGGACAGCCCCGAGTCGGCAGTCGCCTTCACGGTGCGTTCCGCGAACGTCCGCGAGATCCCGCACTTCATCCCCGTGACCCGTCGCGCCCTGGCTGATGCCGCGTTCGTCGAGTCGTGGATCAACAACCGTCTCATCGACGGCGTCCGTCGTCGCCTGCAGACCCAGGTCCTCTCCGGTGGTGGCACCGGGCAGGACTTCCAGGGCATCTACGGCACCTCGGGCATCGGCTCGATCGACCGCTCCTCGACCTCGCTGTCGATGGTCGACTCGCTGCACCGCTGCATCACGACGATCCGCACCAACGCGTTCGTCGAGCCGGACTTCATCGGTATCCACCCCGAGGACTGGGAGGCTATCCGCCTGGTCCGTGGCGACGCCCTGACCACCGACGGCACCAACGACGTCGCTGGCAAGGTCGGCTACATCTACGGCGACCCGGCGGGCAACGGCCCGACGACGCTGTGGGGCGTGCCCGTGATCGTCCACGCTGCCTTCACCAGCGGTACCCCGCTGGTGGGTCGCGGCGCTGACGCCACCCTGTTCGTCCGCGAGGGTCTCTCCGTCGCGGCTTCGGACAGCCACGCGTCCTACTTCACGGAGCGCAAGGTCGCGATCCTCGCGACGATGCGGGCCGCGTTCGCTGTGACGCAGCCCAAGTCCTTCGCGAAGAGCGTCGCCTAAGCAACGACCCGGAGAGGGGCGGGGCGGTGATCCCGCCTCGCCCCTCTCGCCGTTCTCAGAGAGGAGCAGGGCATGGCCGACGAGTATGTGACCGCCCCGGAGCGGATCTACTCGGCAGAGGACGGGAGTCCCCGCTACGTCGTCGCCTATGAGGGGCAGCGCGTCAAGCGTTCCGTCCTCGAGGCGCTCGGCTACGCGGCTCCTGCCGCCGAAGCGAAGCGACGCCCCCGCAAGACCGTCGAGGACAAGGCGATCAAGTCGCCTGCCAAGAAGGGTGAGGAGGAGGCGTGAGCCTGTTCGCGCGTAACCGCGCGGGAACGCTCACCTTCACGGTCCGAGACGAGGACGGCACGCCGACCGCGCCGACCGGGTCCGTTGCAGTAACGGTCCGCGACGTTGCGGGGACCTCGATCGCGACGGGCACGGCGAGCGCTGGCGTCGGGACAGGCGTCTTCACGTACGCGCTCCCGTCCGCCGTCCGCTCGAACCTCGGGCGATACGAGGTCACGTTCACGTACACGCTCTCCGGAGTCGCGGAGACCGTCGTCGTCCCGGTCGAGATCGTCTCCGCGCTCCTCTTCGACGTCGCCGAGATCCGGGAGGTCTACCCGGAACTCTCAGACGTTCAGCGCTACACATCGGCGGAGATCCGCCGCGCCCGCGACGAGGCGACCGCCCGGCTCGAGCAAGCAGCCCAGGTATCCTTCGCGACCCGCCGGACCGTCGAGACGATCTCCGGGGACGACACGACCCGGCTCCTCCTCCCCGACGTCGAGGTCTCCGGGCTCTACTCCGTGACGATCTATGACGAGACGATCCCCGGGGCCGACGCCGTCGAGGACGCGTTCGACGCGACGGAACTCGCCGACGTCGAGATCGACGGACCCGCCGGGGTCCTCAAGCGGACGGACGGCGACGTCTGGACGCGCGGGCACCGCAACGTGGTCGTCGACTATGAGCATGGCTACGAGTTCCCGCCGGAGCCCGTCCGCCGCGCCGCAATGAAACTCGCGGTGGAGGCTCTCGTCCCCTCGGCGCTGCCGTCTCGAGCGCTCTCGCAGACGACGGACCTCGGCGAGATCCGCATCTCCGTCGCGAACCCGGAGGCGGGACGCCCGACCGGGGACCCCGAGATCGACGCCGTCATCCTGCAGTTCGGGCGACGCCGCCCGACGATCGGCTAACGCGATGCGCTCCCAAGTCTGGCAAGCACAGGACGCGCTCTACACGGCGCTCCGCGACGCGACCTGGCCCGGATCCGTACAGGTCGACCTCGCGACGCCCGCGAACATGGAGCGCGACTCCGTCTGGGTCTCCGGCGAGGTCGACGACTGGGCTGCCGAGTACCGGACGTCCGGGCTCGCCGCGAAAGACGAGAACTTCGCGCTCCGCGTGCACGTTCTCTCGAAGCGGCTCGGCAACTACACGGACGCCCGCGACCGGGTCAAGGCGCTCGGCGAGGTCGTCGAGGACGTCGTCGGCGCGGACCATACCCTCGACGGGACGGTCATGCTCGCGACGATCGAGCGGTCCCAACTCGAGGACTCCCTCGGCGAAGACGGCAGGACCCGCATGGTCCTCCTGACCCTCTGGGTCCGCTGCCGCGCCCACGTAACCCCCGCCCCCTAACCCGTGACAGGAGCACGATGATGAGCAACGTGAAGACCTACACCCTGACGTCCGCCGTCTCCGGGGAGACCGCTACCCCGGCGGGCCTCGTCAAGTTCGACTTCAAGGCGGGCGACGTCACGCCCTCGACGCCCGACGAGGCACGCATCCTCGCCGACCTCGAGGAGAACGGTCTCGCCACGGAGAAGACAGCAGCCCCCGCAAAGCCCGCGAAGCCCGCGAAGGTCGAGGAGTAATCAATGCCCATTCAGTCCGCGCTCGCTCTCGTCGGCGCAGCCAAGCAGACCGCTAA